AGATCTTGCACCAGTTTTTGGTTCGTGAAATACAGGATAAGAAGTTTTATCACTGCATTTTAAAAAATAAAATCCTGATACGTGTTGGTTCCAATGTATGTGCGCAGAGTGATGACCACCACCTTTTTTAGCAAATTCTTGTACCCACATTTCATTAAATACAAGAGTGTATTTATTCATATCGTAACCTTGTTGATCTAAATATTCCCAAGACTGTTGACCAACATATTTTTTAAAATCTAAAAAATTATTATCTGTAACTAAAGAAGGTGTGTGGTAAGATCTTCCAAAGTCTCCATTTTTTTTTATATGTTCTTTAGCTTCTTTAGTGGCTTTAGCTTTTTTTATATGTTTGTTAGATGCTTTATTTAAAGAACTTAAAAACTCTGTTTTAAGTTCAGTCCAAATTGGTGTCCAAAAAAAATTACTTTTATTCATTATTTAAATGGGTTTCCTAAATTCCATACTACTAAACTGTACCTTGATCCTTTCGTTATTGGTTTAACTCTATGCCATACAAATGAAGGAAATACAACAATAGATCCTTTTGGTAATATTTGTTTTGCTTTCATTACATGTTTAGACTCGTCTCTCATAGGTGGATCATAATTTCTAGCATCAAATTCCAACTCTCCACCCTCATACTCAGAACCATCTGATAACTGACAAGTCATAGATAGTTTTCTAACTTTACCATGATGAGGTGTATTAGGTTTGTTGTATGGACTTCTCCAAGAGTCACAATGCCAATCATAATGTTGGTTTAATTTATACTTAGTAAATTGTGCTTCTTCTGTTCTTTCCCATTGAAAATTCCACCCTGCTTGTTTATTTGCTAGATGCACGTAAGGTAAAATTTCGTTGTATATCCAAGTCTCATCTAACCAAACTATGTCAGAGTTCCTAGTATTTTTTAAATTTCTTACTTCTTTTTTATTTAATTTTTTATCCATAAAGTCTCCTGTTGTCGCTATAGCTTCTTCTTTTTGTAAACCGTATTGAATAACATCATCACAAAACTTAATAGGTAAAGCACTTTTAAAATACCAATAATAATTAAATAAATTCATAAGTTATAGTTTGTACATAATTTAAATCATGTGTTTGATTGTTTTGTAAATGATACATACAAGTTGAAGGAAACATTATAAATTTATTATCCGTAAGATCTATATCCCAAGATCTTCCTTTACCTCTATTATCATCGTAATATATTCTTACACTACATTCTTCTGTTTTTAATCCATACAACATTGTAAAATCTGGTGAGTTAAGTAAATCTACAGGATTTACATTTATAATAGGTTGTGAGGTTTGTCCTGGTTTATAAGCATCTACCCAAGTATCTTTACTTCCAATTGATAATTTATGTTTTACTTTTATGTGGTCCTGTATATAGGTCCTTAACATATCCCATTCTCTACTAAATTTAAATTTAGAATTAGATAACTCTGCTTTTACACCATCTAATATTAAAGAACCTCTTTGTATCTCAAAGTTTTCTGGCATTGAAACATCGCCATAATATATAGGTATTTCTGTTAAAACTATTTTATGCATAATCTTTCTGATCCATACATTAATTAATATACAGAGTATTAATAAAAAGTCAACTATGCTAAATTATCGACTGCAATCCAACCTGTAGAATTATTAGCTTGATAAGCTGATTCATTCCATTGGTATTCCCAGTGATGTGTATTTGCGCTATTTTGATTTTCTTGTTCTGTTGTTAAATCTGGTTTTTCTAAAGGTGGTATCCATCCAAGAGTTACTCTTGTCCAAGATGGGTAAGGTTTTGGTGGTATAAAAACATTATTACTTGAGTCCCAAATAAAACCTATCCCTGCGTAATTTCCTCTAAATGCTTTTGAGTCGTCACCAGATTTATGTTTATTTCCATATGTGTTATAAGAAGTTTTAATCCAAAGATGTGCAGGCCAATTATGACATTTTTCTAAAAACGCTTGTCCTACTGATTCAGTTTCTACTCCTTCTTCATTTTGACAATCTGAGTCATTTAAAACATTTATACCTAAAACTATATTTTCTTCTGATATTTTTGCAAAGTGTGCCATAATTATTCCTGGAACCTATACCTTATTACAACGACTCCTGAACCACCAGCGCCACCTTGATTTTCTCTATCTGTTTGTGGATTACCTGTATGAGGTCCTGGAGGATTACAAGTTGCACCCACGGGTGAACCACCTCCGCCACCAAGATTAGTGCCACCTGAAGTTGCTAGAACTACATTTCCAGCACCTGGACCTGTAGTAGTTCCTGAGTTTCCTCCACCACCTGGACCACCAAGTCCTTTATTTCCATTATTTTGAATTGTTCCTTGTTGTCTCATTCCGCCAGCACCGCCACCACCTCTTGTAACAGATGATCCTGTAATACTAGAAGCTGTGCCGTTTCCACCATTTCCACCTACCATATTAGGAATAGGTACGCTAGAAGGTATTTGCACTCCTGCACCTTGTGCGCCACCACCGCCACCGGCACCATTATCATTAGCGTTTCCGCCACCGTTTCCACCGCCATTAGTTCCTTGAGCTGGACTTGTAGGAGGTACATTTCCACTTCTACCTGCAGTAGTAGTTCTACCACCACCGCCACCTGATCCACCACACATAGGGTTTCCTCCACCCCCTGCTGAAGTTATTGTTGAAAAAACTGAATTTGTACCTGAACCTTGAGGAGATGTAGTTGGTGGATTAACTGCGTTAATAAACCAAGGTGCACCTCCAGCGCCAACTGTAACTGGTACAGGTGATTCAACTGGTAAAGAAGCACAAGATGTTTTTGCTATTGGGCTATTAGTCCATGGACCAGATACAGGCACTTCATGAGATTCTCTATAACCTCCAGCACCTCCACCTCCGGACATTGGACCTGCTCCACCGCCGCCACCGGCTAAAACCATGTAATCAACTTTTGCTAAATCTCCGCTTCCAGCTGAAACACAAAAGGTTCCATCGCCAGTAAAAACGTGTACTTTAAAATTAGTATCTACTGTTGTTACAGTTCCACCAGTTGCTGCAATGTATGCATCTGGTTTTCCTCCGGAACCAAATCCTAAAACTTGATAACCAAAAGATTTACCTCTAGATTGTTTTTTTTTAGAACCTTTTCCAGTTATTATAAATGGATTTTCTACATCTTTCATAATTTTTATCCTTATGCGTCGTTAGCTGCATCAGTAGTAAAGAATAATTTAACACCTAGTAATTTTGCATCTGCTGTTAAGTTATCTGCTGACACATCTCTAAAAATTTGAAAGAAAACATACTCATCTGTGCTAGGTGAACCTGCAATAGTTATTGCTCCACTTTCTGCAGTTACTGCTAAATCGTTTGCTGTACCACTCATAGCTTTTCCTGCGGGTCCTACATCTGAACCAAAAGCTGTATTTAAATCTCCATTATCTGCTAATGCAACAGCCTGCATTGCAAACGCTACATCACCTGTATTTGTTGTATTTGCTGTAAAGAAAGCTTGAAAAGTTACTGTACCTTCATTCCATGATTTAGGAAAAGCAACAGCAAATTGTGCAAACTCATCTGAGTCTTTATCAAAATCTAATGTTTTAAGTTCTGGACCATTACTTAATTCTGTTTGTACAACTTCTGCACCATTTGTAGTATTTGGATACATTGCTGAAGCAGGAACCCAAATAGTTTCTTTGCCGGCAATTTTAATTGCACCTGTAGCATCAGCACCATCTACTGCTTTAGCAACTCCAGTTCCATTAGGAGCTATAGTTATATCTCCATTAGCTGCGTCTGTAATTGTAATCGTACCTGAGTTAGTACCTGAATTAGTATCTAAAATTAAATCGTGTGCTCCGCTAGAAGTTATAGTTGCATTTGCGGCACCTGTTCCAAAAACTGTTTCTCCAGTTCCTTTTGGTTTGATAGCTATGTCAATGTTTGAATCACCACCTGTTGCAGATAGTGCAGGATCATTTCCTGTAGCAGCATTTGCTATTGTAAATTCGTTAACTGCTGAACCTGTAGCTGTTAAAAGTGCAAGTTCATTTCCGTTCGTATCTAAAATTGAAGTTCCAATTTTAGGTGAAGTTAAAGTTTTATTAGTTAAAGTTTGTGTTCCTGTAAGTGTAACATCACCAAAACTTAAACTATAGATATCTGGGTTAGTACCATCATCTGCTGTAGCAAATACAAGTTGATCACCTTTATCTGTAGCAGAAAAGGTAAATGTATCTCCAGAACCAGAAGCATATTTAAATTGTACTGTGTGTGATCCTGATGTTGAATTTCTTAAAAAATAAAAGTTTTGAACATCTAAAGGAATTGTAACAATTTGATTTCCAGAAATAGTTCCTGTAAACTCAATCATTCTATGAGACATGACTGCTCCAGTTGATCCATCAGAAACTGAAAGAGCTGTAGTTTGTGCACCACCTGCTATAGATTGTGCAGAATAACCACCTGAAATTTGTTCAATGATACTTAAATTAGTATTGGTTTTTGTACCCCACGTACCAGCATTTTCTCCAGTTGCTTGAAGTTCTATACCTAGAGGTGTGTATGTTGATGCCATAAATTTTTATCTCCTATGCCTATACATTACTATAGCTTGTATTTGATCCTGTTGCAACACTTGTATAGCTTGTATTTGATCCAGTGTCAATATTTGCATAAGCCTGTATTCCAATAATCCCTGCAGTAGATGTAAGCTGATCTAACACTAATCCTTGTACTACATCTGGAGGTGTAATAGACCCTACAGCAGATGTAGAAGATTGACCTGTTAAAGGAACTCCTATTTCAGTTGTTAAAGATCCTATTGCGGATGTTGCAGATACACCTGTTACATCAACTAATTCAATAGAAGTAATTGTAATTTCTCCTAAAGTTGATGTTGATAATACACCTGTAATGGCACTTGGACCAAACTCTAGACCAGGAGTTCCTAAACTTGATGTCGCTGAAACATTTGCTATTGGCTCAGTGCTTACACCAAAAGCTAAACCTAAAATTCCTTCGTCTGTTGTAGCTACTTGTCCAGAAACAGAAACTGTTGGACTAATTATAAAACTAACGCTACCAACACTTGTTGTAGCTTCTTGACCAGATAATTCATATGCAAATTCTAAAGTAAGAGATCCAACACTTGAAGTTACTTCTCTACCAACTAAATTAAGAACTTGATTTGGAGATTCACCCCAAGAATTATCTCCCCATTCGTCTCTACCCCAACCAACTAATGTTCCAGTGTAAGACATTGTTGGTGTTGCAAATTCCGATTGAACACCTGTAACAGGGACTCCAATCTCTGCATCAACCACTACACTTCCAATATTAGAAGTTAAAGAGTGATTGGAACCAATCATTTCTAATAGATATGCAACTTCTGTAGTAATTGAACCTGTGGAAGAAGTTAATTCAAAACCTGAAACAGAAATAGTTTCATCTCTTCCTTCACCCCAATCAGCATCATTCCAAGCTAATCTTCCCCAACCTGTTTCGTTAAATTCTTCAGAGTTACCTAAAGATGTAGTAGCGGTTACACCTGTTAATCCTACAACTACAGTATTAGATTGCCATGTGTTTCGATTCCATGCAACTGAGGGGCTATCTCCACCCCAAATTGATGTTTCCGACATAAGGATTTCCTCCTTACGCTATACGAATGATTGCGTTACTTGCGTCTGCTGTTGGAAATTGAATTGTAAAAGTTCCAGAAGAAACTGTTTTGTCACCACCGAAAGCAATAACTGCTACTGCTTTGTCTGATTGTGAATCATTATAAATTAAAGCACCATTGGCTGTAAAAGAAGCAGAAGTATAACTTACATCTGCAAAATCACAAACTGCAGTTGATCCAGATAAAGCTGGAGTTGTGCTTGTTAGAGTTGCTCCACCTGCAGAGTATGCAGATCCAGATGTGTTAGATATTTCGTTTGATGTACCGTAAGCTGTAGTACCAGCACCTAAAGATGCAGAACTTGTAAATAAAGCTATTTTAAAAGTGTTTCCACTTGATGCTGTGAAGTTATGTGTTCCAACTAAAATCTCTTGCTTAAAGCTGTTACAAATTGCCGATGATATTGCCATAATATTTTATCTCCTATGGGTTTGCTGATTTAACTGGTATTCGAATAGCGCCATCTGTGTAGT